TCTTGGCCGGTCCCCTGCCGCCACCTCGACCGCTTGTCGCCTTACCTACTGCTGATGCCTGCGCGTTCAGCAGCCGGCCGTTCTGCTGCAGCAGCGTGTTCATCGTCTGCAGCGCCTGGATGTGCGCCTTGAACGGCGCAGTGATCTGGGCAGACGCTGCGTTGATCTTGGTGAACCGCTCCTGTAACTGAGTGAGGCGGTTCTCGAGGTTCTTGAGCTGGGTTAGGCCGACGACCTTGACCGAGATGTCGGCTGAATAGGTCGCCAATGCCTGTACCTAGCTCCTAGGCCCAGTCTATCTGCGTCTCTGGGCCTTCTTCATCGCTTGCTCCTGCTGATCATTCATGTACCCGAAGTACGCGGACCAGCCGAGCAACTCCTCTTGGGTGACCTCCGCCCATAGGCGGGTGACGGTCATCCCAAGCTCTTTCGCAACCGCAAAACTCAGCAGGAGCCAGCCGTCCTTCTCAAGCTCCTGCTGAAGTGCTTTTGGGCTCGATCGGTTCCTCGTCTTCAGGGCTGGTCAGCACAGCAAGCATCAGCGACTGGAGGTCGGCGTCGCGGACTTCGTGCTTCAGCTCTGCGATGTCGGCAGGGAGGAACATGCGCTGACCCGACTCGTCGAGGGCCTTGTCCACCAGCAGCTGCAGGGCGAAGGCTCCGGTGTCATCACCCTTGGCAGTGCGCTGGGCCTTGTCCCGCTCCGCCATGGTCAGAGGGCGGCACCAGAAGGTGAACGTCGTGCCGTCGTTGAGCTCCACATCCTTGCGGGTGGGGACGAGGTTGGCGGCCTTCTTCAGGCGGTCGATGGCGCGAAGGGCAGATGCCATGCAGTCGAGCAGTGACTTACTTACTTGAGTATAGAGGTGGCTCCCAATAGAAAAGCCCCGCTTGTGGCGGGGCCGATGGGGGACTCCTTCAGAGCCTGTTGTATCAGGCGAGGCTGAGGTTGAACAGGTGGGAAGGAGGACCGGAGAGGTTGAAGTTGATCGAAGCCACGATGGCGTCGCTGGTGTTCACCGAGATGGAGAAGCCAGCCAGGGACACCGGTGCCTCGATATAGGAGGACGCGGTGTCATCCATGATTCCGCCGGCGCCTTCGATGGCGTTGACGTACAGCTTCACCGTGGCGCCAGCCTGGGACTTCAGCAGCGAGTTGGCGATCAGGCGGCTGCTCAGGCTGGTGGTGTCACCAGAGAACAGGACGCTCATCGTGCCGGAACCGCTGGCGAAGCCAGGGATGGTGGTACGGAAGGAGGCGTACTTGTCAGCGTCACCGCCGGTGCTGCAAGGCAGGGTGGTGATGTCGATCTCTTCGCGGGAGAAGTCCATCGACCATTCCTGCACCTGACAGACCACAGAGGCTTCGGCGTAGCCGATGTTGATGTGGCCGGTGGTGTTCTCCCGGGCGGTGGTCAAGGTGGCGGTGCCGCTGAAAGCAGTACCGGGGGCCACCTTGTCGATCGCATCGCCGGCAGCGTTGCGGCCGCCGCTCAAGGAGATGGTGCCGGCGCCGGTGGTGTAGCCCTTGCCCTGCGCGGTGATCGTGATGGCACCGGCGTTCAGAGCACCACCGGCGGGGACGACCACCGTGGCGCGGGCGCTGGACTCGCTGGTGGCAGAAGAGCCGACACCGATCGTCTGCACCAGGCGGACATCGGTGTAGGTGCCGGGGGTGTAGCCCACACCAGCGGTGGCGGCCGCCAGGGTGGCGACGCCGGAGCCGGCTTGACCGCCGGTGTTAGCCAGGGTGATTGGCACACCGCCCTTGGTGGCGGACACGGCGATGCCGGTCTTGTTGACATCCACCACGAAATACTTCGTGTTGGCGGTCAGAGCGGTGTCGAGCACACCGGCACCTTCGACTTTGAACACCACGGGGTCACCCACGCGGTAATCATTGTTGCCGGGGACGGTGATGTAACGACCGGAGGGGAAGTCGGTCGCGTCGGAAAGGCAGAACTGAACACCTGCAGGCTTGAAGGTGATCAGACCATCAGAGCCCGTGAGGGCGGTTGTTTGGCAGTTGACGGCCACAGTTGGATCTCGTGTAAACGACAGGCGGGGGCGTCTGTGACCTGCGGGGGCTCAGGCTACGGAGCAGTGTAGGAAGCCTGGAAGCCGCAGCCCAACCGGGCGAAAAAGTGGGGTTTGCCCTCGAGCGCCGCGAAACTGGGGCCGGTGAGTTCCCGGGTGACCCCGCGGACACCGTCGATCGGGTGGAGTCGGGTGCGGTTGATGTCGAGCAACGCGGTGGCCATGGCGCGGGCCAGGGTCTGACTTGCGGCCGGCCCCTCGCCCTTGGGGGTGTAGATCTCAATCACGATCGAGCCGCGCAAGTTCTCGAGGCTTTCGCAGAGGGTGGTTTCCGTCACAGACCCAAATGCCAGGCGCATCAGGATGTGAGCGCCGGTGGAGTCGGCGTCGGTGAAGGGCTGGTTGTCGACGAAGATCGGCACCACCAGAGCGTTGGCCGCGGCGATCACCGGCCCCTCGAAATACTTGCGGACGTTCTGGAGGCTCATCGTGTGAATCCGGCGAGACGCATGCCTTGTTTGACCGAGAGCCCGAGGGTGGCGCTGCCCTCTCCTCCCAGGATGTAGCGGGCGAACCAGTCGGCTTCAGCTGTGGCCCGGGCACGTTCGTGGCGGTAGCGGCCGTCGTCCCCGGGCTCGAGGTCCAGAGCGATGTCGGCGTACTCCATCAGGTTGCCGATCGTGTAGCCGAGCAAGCTCTCGTTAGCTGGTGGGACGAAGACTGGGGTGATCTGGCGAGACTTGGGGCCGTTCTTGATCTGATCCCAGGTGGCTTGGTCGCCAAGGTTGCTGTCGATGCGCATCTGGCCGGCAGCGACTTCCCAGGCAGCTTCAAACTGGCCCGTCCAGTACGGGCCGCGCCGCTTGAGTTCCATGGTGATGTTGCGGGCGGCGATCTCCATGCCCAGCGCCAGGCCGGAACGGAGGTCGCTCGAGAGCTGGGAAAGGGGTTTGCCTCGTGCCATTACTGCGGCCTCGCGATGCAGCTGAAGAACACCGGCCGCTCACCGCGATAGGCGGTGATGTCGATGACCTTGGCGGTGCGGGTGGTGGTGCCCTCCGTGTACTCCCAGCGGTCCTGGGTGGTGATGTCGAGGCCGCCCAGCTGGCCGGGATCGATCATGATCTTGAGGTCGGTGGCTTGGTAGACGCCGCCGTCTTCCTTGGGGTTCACCTTGGCGATCACCGCCACCACGTTGAGGCGCGTCTCGGCTGGGGCAACGTCGCCGGTGGAGGGGTCGTAGACACCGGGGCCCGTGTTTCGCACGAAGACCATCGGCAGTCCCCACTCCTGGATTAGGGGGCCGGGAATTGGGCCGAAGACGGTGTCGACCTTGCTCAAGAGCGGACCCTCCGAATCAGCGATTGGCTACCGGTGTGAGTCAGCCAGCAGCCGATGATGTCCTTGAGCCAGGGGAACTTCTGCAGCACCAACGGCCCACTCGGAGCCGTGGCGGTAGCGGTAGACCCAGAGCCGCGGGAGTCGAAATACTCAACCTCGAGGTCGCCGAGCTTCTGGCGCTTCACCGGGCCGGTGGCTGATGTAGCTGCGCCGGTGCCGATCAGGGCGGGGGGGTTGGAATGTAAGGCAAGCGCAAGTTCGCTGACGGCGCGGGTGTAGGAGGCGTCGAAGGTGTTGCCACAGCAGGTGGCGTCTGCTCGGGTGCGCTAATCGCAAGCCATTGCGCATTTCGCGGGGTGGTGGCGAAGTAGGCCGCCGCCATCGCGTCGGTGATGGTGGGGAGCGTCATCAGATCGGAATGGCGAGAACGTCGTAACCCTTGCGGCGCAGGCTGCGGCGGACCTCCCGGACATGCTCGGGGGCCACATCGATCACCGGGATGTGCTCAGGCGGGCGCTGGTGTGGCGGAACCTCATCCCGCTGTTCGATGTACAGGCGAATGGCTCCCATCACATCGGTCTCAGCAGCCTCCTCAATGTAGGTCGCCCACAATGGGGTGACCCCGTTACTCCAACCGTGGCCTCCAAGAAAACTGCTGCCACCAAGGTGGCCCCCACCATCAGTCCTGACCCCGATACCCAGGACGACGGCGGGCAGACCGCACCGCTGCCTGCTATCGACATCGCCGACCCTCCTGCCGAGGACGCCCCGGTGACCGACACTCCGGTGGAGACCGTGGATGTGTTCGTGGCGACCGTGGATGTGTTCGTGGCTGAGGTGCAGGACGCCCCGCCTTCGAGCATCACCATTGCCGTCGGCACCGCTGGCTACTACACCGGTGCTCGCCCTGCGGAAACCCTGGCGCAGTACAACACCCGCTTGGGCGCGGTGGCTGACACCTTTGGTGACCTGGGTTGGATCCTGGGGACCAAGCCCAAGGTCTGAGCCAATAAAAAGGGGCCCTTTGCGGGGCCCCGAACATTCCACCGAAACCGTAGCTCAGGGATTGACAGCGAACGGAGTGTTCACTGTCATCTTCACGATGGGGATCTGGCGGTGGTCGTACTTCAGCGCCCAGGAGCCAGCGGTAGACAACACGGTGTTGTCCGGGTTATCTACGCCGGTGTAGGAAACGCCATCGATGTGCAGCAGCTGGTGGTAATCGCAAGAAGCGATGTCCTGCTTGCTGAGGATCGAGCGCTCGTACTCCACGCGGAAGTCCTGCTGAATGCCCTGTTGAATTGCTCCCTGACCGAAGAGCAGGACAGGGTACTTGTCGCCGTTGGTGGTGTCAGGGGTGGGAGCCAGCTGGTCATCGACAATCACTGAAAGGCCAGCGAATTGCGCGAT